TGTGTCACCTTCATCATCAGCTGCACGGAAGCTTTGAATGTACTCCTCATAAGACATAGCTCTCAAATTCATTGGGCTATTGCCTACAGAGCTTAACTTCTTAAGATAGAATGTGTCCCAGTCTGCACTTGAGTAGTCTGAGGGAAAGCTATACTCACGTGTACCTACTGTAAGAGTCTGTGTATATGTAGTTTTAAGGAAAGGCCATTCTTGACCGTCCTGCAGAATAAGTCTAACGCTACTGTTTACTGCATCCTTAGCTAGTGCTTGAACGTTACGCACTGAGTCAAAGCCATCACCAGCAATGTCAAGTGTGACCTCGTTAAGTCTACGCAGTAGCTCATTTACTAGTGAAATGTAAGTAGCCATAGAGTTATCCTACTATTAGAAGTACTATAGGGCCAGCATGTAGCCAGCCCTACAGATTGTGTCACTTACTACGCAGCGTTGTAACGTGTTGTGATAAGCGCTTCTGGGCGTAGAATCTTACGTCCATACAAGTGCATACCACGAACAATGTCTGCGAATGAATCAGGGTCACGGTAGTTCTCAACTTTGTTGATCTGTTCCGCTGAAGCTACTGCTTCTTCCTGACCTGCAACGATAACACCGTAGTTGTCGTTCTGTGCTGTAGTACCAGAAGTACCTGCGCCAGTGCCTTTTGCTGGTAGGTTGTTTGAAACATAAACACGGAAGCCGTGTAGGTTGTTCATAACCAAACCATTCATCAAGCCTGATCCACCGAAGTCTGCATTTAGAAGACGTGAATCTTCATCTTTTAGCATTTCAATGAATACTGGGTCAACAACGATCCAACGTCCACGTGAGTCAACATTCTCTGTGTCCATCTTACGAGCCATACGAGCTACGACTGTTAGAGGAGATACAGTTGTTGCTGACAATGCAGTTGCGCCTGGTAGACGTGGTGCTAGAGGAACTGAGTCACCTGCTGTCGCTGTAGCAGAGATAGTCAAGTTTGAGAAATCAGTTGCATCTAGGTGGTTCGCTGTTAGGAACTCGCCTGTTAGGTTAGCTGGAGTGTCGTGCTGTGCATCACCAGATGTTGCAGTTGAATACTCACCTGCTGATGTGTGGCCTGACAAGTACTGCATCACGTCTGTGTCCATAGCGTCTGCCATTTTATAAGCAGCACGGTCAGCAGCAAGTGATACATAATCAACGTTTGCGAACTGATCTTCGATGTCATCCATTTTGAATGCGAAGTAGTTAGCTTTGTCGATTGTCAGTGAGAAGTCTTCGTTTGCAAGCTTCTCTACAGAAATACCTGTGTGACGCTCTAGTGCGTTAACAGTTACATCTGGCTCTTTTTGAATGCGAACCACATCACCTTGGTTGGCGATCTCACCGAAGTAAGAGTTGTTTGTGATTGCGTTTGTGACAGCAGATTTACGTAGAGCAATCTGTGCCTGTTTGGAGTAGATAATAGGAGACCAGTTGGTTCCTGTAAATCCACCCGATGCGGAAGTAATAGCCATAGTTAATTCTCCTTATAGATATGGCGTGATATTGTTACACTACATATCCACTAAAGAGGCCATTCATTCTAGGGTAGTCAGCGTAGCTCAATCAGATTGGCCTATCTTTTTAGAGCGCTGGGCCTATATGTTTGGGTAGTTCTTTGTGTGGCTAGTGCTAATTAAAGCATACACACTGTTTTTTGTGTATATACTATAGTTTTACTTATGTGAACAAGAATGTCAAGCATTACTTTGTCATATCATAAATAAATTTACCTGAGCGTTGCGCATCAAGGATTTCCTCTTGGCGCTTCTCATATTCTTTGATAGACATCTTAGCTACCTGTGATTCACGTAAGTAGTTCGATGCATCATCTTGTTGAACTTGTGTGTTACGTTTAGTACGAACTGAAGATGCAGCATCCTTGTCGTTATTCACAGGACGAGAGTCTTTGATGCCTTTATCTACTTTATACATATCAATAACACGTCCGACTGACTTTGCGTCTTCTGCGTTCTCATATAAAGCATCTTGAATTACTTTCGGCTGTGACTCTGCCCACGTATGGAAAGCATCATCAGCACGAATTTCTTCAAAGTCTGGGTGCATCTGTAGTAGCTCTGCTTCTGCACGTTGACGTTTAGCATCTACACGTAGCTCTTCGATTTCCTTCAAACGCTTATCAATATCTGATGCACGTTCTTCAGCTTTACGATCAGCGATAGCTTCTACGATACCAGCTACGTCAGGGTACTTACTTGCCCAAGCTTCGATCTCTTCAGTAGTCTTAGGTAGTACCAACTCGTTCTTAGTAGCTTTGTCTAGTTGAGACTGTAGCTTCTCAAACTTAACTTTCCACTCTTGTTCTTTCTCTTGAACGTGACGACGAAGATCACCATAGCGCTTCTTGAAGTTCTTCTCTTCTGCGCTTAGCTCAGCATCATCTCCTTCTTGGGATGCTTCAGCTTTGCTTGCTTCTTCTTGTTTGGTACTACTCTCTGCCTGTACTGGTTCTGAGACAGGCTCTTCGCTACGGGGTTCAGCTTCAGTAGTTTGTTTTTCTTCGGGCGGTTCATCTTCTTTAGCCATCCCAGCTTGTTTCATTAGTTCTTGTAACTCTTGTTCGTCACGACTAATACGTGCAGCGTTACGTTGATGTGCAGGTGAGTTCACCTCTAGTTGTTCTACTTCAGCCATTGTATTCTCCTTATGTTGGGGCCAGCTTCATGCGCTGGGTGGCCTTATTGTTATATGGATTGAGAGTTGTTATGTGTACATCCAGCCTAAGCCAGCAGCGTTTGCTTCGTCAACGGCTTTTTGCATTTCTGGTGGAAGAGCAGAACCTGCTTTACGATAAGCTGTAACCAAATCTTTAGGCGCTACTGCTCTAGCTTGTGAAGCAATAGCATTCAAACGAGCTTGTTCACTTCTGCTTGCACCAATACCTCTCGCTTTTACTGCCTCTAGAGCAGCGTTCTTTGGTTCTTCTTCTACCGCTGGTGCTTCAGCTGTTTCAGTTTCTTCAGGTGCTTTATATTCTTGATCACGGCGGTCACCTGCCCAAGAACGTTTGAGAGTTAATAGGTTACCTTCATCATCTTTAGCTTGAATACCCGACTGACCATCAAATCCTAATAGATCACCTAACCAAGTGTCACCAAAGTCTCTGCCTTTTTTGTTACCTTCAACTTGATCGCTAAAGTCTCTCAAGCCACCATACAAGGTAGCCTCGCCACCAAAGATACTACCTCTACGCTCAAGATCTGTTTTAATACCTTCAGACTCCATACGCTCAACAATATCATTATAACGTGCTACTGCACCTGTGTTAACTAAGGCAGATACAGGAGCACCAATAGCACCTGCTAGACCTGCTGCTATGTTAGCCATTGTAGATAGACCTCTAGCTGTCTTCTCTAAGTCTTCACTCTTAATTTTTGATACTTCAATAGGGGCAGGAGCAAGTGCCTGTGATTGCTGTCCAATGTCATCTAAGCGTCTGGAATAACCGCTTTCACCAGAGGTCACTGCTGGAGCAACACTTGGTGCCACACCTGAAGAAGGTGCACCCACTGTTGTAGCTGTAGTTGTAGCTACTGGTGTTTGTGTGTAGCCTTGCTGTATAAGAGTGTCATACTCAGTTTGTTGTGCTGGTAAGCTCAGTGTACGTACTTCTCCGTTAGGCCCATACAGAGTCACAACTGTGATACCTGGAGTAGGAGCCGTTGTTTGCGCTAAGAAGCCAGGAGCAAAAGACATTCCTGTAGCTTGTGTAAACTGAGGAGCGTTAGGATCTACAGTACCGCCTTCAGCGTAACCTACAGTATTGCCTACAGCTTGAGGAGCAGGCTGCAAGTAAGGGTCAGCTTGAACAGAACCGCCCATAGCCATACCCGTTACTTGCTCTAATGCGGCGACTTCTTCAGGGGTTAAGTCACCGACATCTCCTTCAGACATTTCGACAGGCTCACCACCGATACGTCCGTTAGCTTCCATCTCCATCATACCACGTTTAGCTTCCTCACGCAAGTCCTCAAAGAACTTAACACCGTAGAAGCGTACTACATCAGCAGGTACAACGTATTCACCTTCACTCAGTTGCGCTGGGATATCGTCACGCACTTCTTCAGCTAATGACCCAGGAGGTACTTCGTTTCCGCTTACAGGATCTACAGTAGCCCCATCATCAGTGAGACCACCTTCCTCCATCATAAACGCCATTTCCATCTGCTTAGCTGTGTCCATTAACTTCTTCCCTCATAAGTTTTAGTCTACGTAGTGCAGCTATCTCACCTTGTATGCGATACATTGCCTCTGCGTCATTGCTTTGCTCTATACGGATATGTGCTGCACCAATCTTACTATCTAGGTACTCTACATAAGCATCCCATAGAGGCTTGTCGTTTGTTATCTTCTTTAGTGCGCCTAAGCTCATTTAGTTGGTCTCTCTACTAATCCACCTTTATTGAAGCGTAGTTTAATCTTTGCTGGATCAA